GAGGCGTACTACTCATCCAGCTCCTTCATGCAGCAGCCCCGGTTCATCTGCTCACAGGCCATCATGGTAGAGCCGCTGCCGCCGAAGGTGTCAATTACCACGGCATTCTCCTGGGTGGAGTTGCTGATGGGATAACCCAGCAGGTCCAGCGGCTTGGAGGTCGGGTGGTTGGCGTTGCGCTTTGGCTTATCGTAATTCCAGATGGTGGTCTGCTTGCGGTCGGAGTACCAGGGATGCTTGCCGTTCTGCAGGAAGCCGTACAGCACAGGCTCGTGCTGCCACTGGTAGTCGGAGCGCCCCAGCACCAGGGAGTTTTTCACCCAGATACACACGCCAGCCAGATGAAACCCGGCGTCAATGAACGCCTTTCGGAAGTTCAGCCCCTCGGTGTCCGCATGGAACACATAGGCCGCGCCGCCTTTCTCCAGATGATCTGCCATGCACTTGAAAGCGGAGAGAAGGAAGCTGTAAAATTCCTCGTTCTTCATGGAATCGTTCTGGATGGTCAGACCGCTGGAACTTTTGAAGGAGACGCCATAGGGCGGGTCCGTCACGATAAGGTTGGCCTTCCTGCCCTCCATGAGCAGAGCCACATCCTCGGCGGAGGTAGCGTCCCCGCATACAAGGCGGTGACGGCCCACCGTCCAAACATCGCCCTGCTCCACAAAGGAGGCTTTCTCCAGCGCGGCTGTCAGGTCAAAATCATCATCCTTCGCTTTGCTGCCGGAATCATCCGCAAACAGGTCTGCCAGTTCCTTCTCGTCAAAGCCGGTCAGCAGGGGATCAAAGTCCATGCCCTGCAACGACTCGATCTCCACCCGCAGAAGTTCCTCATCCCATCCGGCATCCATCGCCATACGGTTGTCCGCAATGATATAGGCTTTCTTCTGAGCCTCACTGAGGTGGTCGGCAAACACACAGGGAACCTCAGCGATGCCTTCTTCCTTGGCCGCCAGGATTCTGCCGTGTCCGGCGATTACATTAAAATCCCGGTCGATGATGACGGGATTGATAAAGCCGAACTCCCGGAGGGACGAGCGCAGTTTTGTGATCTGCTCCGGGGAATGGGTGCGGGCGTTGTTCACATAGGGTACCAGCTTGGCGATTGGCACAAGCTGCATCTCGGTCGTTGTCTTCATCGCACCAGCCCCCATTCCGCAAATTTCTCAAAACCACCAAGGCTCTGGATGTATCTCCGGGCAGTCTCCACGATCTCAGCGTAGGGAACACCGTCCACCGTATCATCCCCGATGGCGCAGCACAGTTCTACCGGTCTTCCGGTTTCCTGTGCCTTCAGCCATGCGTAGATATTGACAGACACATCGGCTTTGGACAGGTCTTTTCCGTGCAGGCCGCCGCCCGTGACGGAATCGGCCATGTCGCTGCCCAGCTTCCGGTTGGTCGCGCCAGAGTCCACATCTGTGCCGCCCGTCCAGTCGCCCAGGGGATTGACCTCGGCGGTGGGATACATCTTTTGCAGTTCCTCTGTGGGCGCATTGCTCTGGCAGAGGATCAGCCTTGCCTCGTCTATGATGTACTTCCCATCCGAAGGGTAAGTGTGATACACACTTTTTGCGATTTCGCAGAGGGCTTTCTGTTCCTCCGTAATCGGCACCCCTTTGAAGATGCCGTTGTCGCCGCAGCGGATTCCTTCTGCCTGGTTATTGGCAAGGCGTCCGTCCTGCGGCACTTCCACATAATCCGTGTGCAGGTTTCCGCCGATGCGCTTCACAATAGCGTCCACCTCGCCCAGCGAAATGTGTACGGAACTCTCCGCGATGATGTGGCAGACACCGTGGCCGATGAGGACTTCCACAGCAATCCTGGGATTCTCCTCTTTCCTGTACGCCATATCCACCAGAGCGCCGGCGATACGGTCCGCCACCTTATCCGGGTGACACGGATTTACTTTCTCAAACATGGCTTCACCCCTTCCTTGCCCGGAGCAGACGCTCCATCAAATCATCCTGGGGAGAAACCTCCCCGTAATCGGTACTGCAGTTTTCCTTCACGATCTGGAAGATCTCGTTCCAGAGCCGCACCGCCTGGTTCATGTAATTGATGCCGATGTTGATGAACGGGGACGGGATCGGCTTCTGGGTGGTAGGATGCTTGGAGAGGAATCCCATGCGGTTGGTCATCTCCTCGCACTGAATCCAGCGGGCGCTGCACATGGCGTACCGCTCCAATAGCTGGGGAGACACCTTCGCCGCGCAGCCCACCTTCTTTAACCACTCCCAAGTTTCCGTGTAGATTTCTTCCGCCTGGAGCGTACTCCCGTCACGCTGCTCGGCGGAGAGGAACTCATGGGGCTTTGGCATATCGACACCCTCGACTTCGGGAATGTCCAGCACTTCCAATCTGCGCCCGCCCGGATTGCCGTTCTCGGCTTTCTCCTTGACCGCAGACTTTTTTCTTCCCGCACCGGGTCTCGCGCCGCCGCGCCCACCTGTGTTATTGGATTTTGTCGGCATTTTCTCACCCCTTTCCTCAAAAAATAAGCAGCCGCAGCCGGCCGCCCTTAATTACCCTTTTGATTTCGCCTTTTTCGCGCACGAAGCCCCAGGCCGCTGCCCGCATACAGAACCCGCAGAGATTTTGACCGCCCTACCGGTCGCCAAGGTCGTGGTGGATCTTGGTGTGGCAGGAACGGCAAAGGCTCATCAGATTGTCCCTTGCATGAGTACCGCCCTGAGAGATAGGAACGATGTGGTGTACCTCATACACGGGTGTCAGCCGTCCTTCCTTAAGACACATCTCGCAGAGAGGATGCGCCGCAGCGTAGCGGTCACGGATTCGCTTCCAGGCTCTGCCGTATTTCTTATTTATGTCCGGGGCGCGTTCGTACTTGTTGTACTGCCTGCGGGCGGCTGCTTCATGCTCCTTGCAGTACTGCCCATCCGTGAGGTTGGGACAGCAGGGGTAGGAGCATGGGCGTTTGGGTTTCTTCGGCATCGTTTCATCTCCCTTCAGGGCATAAGAAAAGCCCTGCAGGATTGCTCCCGCAAGGCTCGTTCCTTGTCCTGTTTTTCTGATTCTAACTATATCACAGGGACAAGGTGCATTGCAGTGGCTTTTAGTGGCTTATTTCAGAGACGGCGTCCAACGCCCTGTGATGGAGACGGTACAGCCACCGAAGTTCATATCCCATGTCCACGGCGATCTGCTCCCAGGACTTGAAACACAGATACCGCAGCTCCAGAAGGGTCTGGTACTCCGTGTTCTGGACAGCCTTGATTTTATGGACGATGTCTTTTTTCGTCTGCACCAGTTTGCAGATGTCCCCATTGATCTCTGCTTCCAGCTCAATGATGGAAAGGATGGCGTCCTCCATGCGGTGGAGGTTCCTCGTCTCACTTCCGGGCATATCCGAATAGGTCGCGGTTGCCCGTGTGGCGAGGTCATTCAGTGACGCCACCTGCTCCATCTTGCTCTGTATCCGCTGGTCAATGCGGAACGCCTGGGAAAGGTACTCCTTCATTTCCGTCTGCTGCTTGTTCATAGGCACTACCTCCGAAAAAGAAATTTCTTCCCTCGGATTTGCCTTGATTGACTCTCATTTTCTTAGGTTTGCCCGGACCGCATCGATCAGCGCCGACTGTGTCCTGTCCTTATACTGCAGGGCTTTCATAATGCGCTCATCAATGGTGCCGTCCGTGATGATGTGCTGTATGACCACGGTCTTGGACGCCTGCCCCTGCCGGTAAAGCCGCGCCACCGTCTGCTGGTACAGTTCCAGGCTCCAGGTGAGGCCAAACCAGCAGAGGGTGGAGCCGCCGCTCTGAAGGTTCAGCCCGTGACCGGCAGAAGCGGGATGGATCAGCGCCACAGGAAGTTCTCCCCGGTTCCACTTTGCGATGCTGGCGTTAGAGTCCAGCCTTGCAAAGCCGATTTTCCGCATCCGCAGCCGATCCTCGATGCGGTCAAGGTCGTGCTGGTACCAGTAGGCCACCAGCAGGGGCTTTCCATTCATGCTCTCGATGATGTCCTCCAGGGCGTCCAGTTTCTGGTCGTGGATATATTCCACATCCCCGTCATCCGTATAGACCGCCCCATTTGCCATCTGGCAGAGTTTTCCGGACAGCACTCCGGCATTTGCCGCCGTCACCTCGCCCTTGTCAAGCTGTGCCACCAGATCTTCGCACATCTCATCATAAATGGCTCGTTCCGACTCCTCCATGTACACCCGGTACTCGCTGTTTACAAGTTCCGGCATCTTGAGGTGGTCGGCGGCTTTCATGGAGATGGTAATATCGGAGATCTTGTCATAGATCCGTTTCTCTGCTCCCGGCAGAGGCTTATAGGAATACACCACCTGACCGTTCATCCGATCCGGCCGAAAATAGTCCTGGCGGTACTTGGTGATAAACCGCCCCAATCGCTGTCCCATATCCAGCACCTTAAACTCGGCGAACAGGTCCATCAGCCCGTTCCCGGACGGGGTACCCGTAAGGCCAATGACGCGCTTTGCCCTGGGGCGCACCTTCATCAGCGATTTGAACCGCTTGCTGTTCCAGTTCTTGAAGGACGAAAGCTCGTCCACCACGATGGCGTCAAATTCAAAGGGGACATTCTCCACCATCCATTGGACATTCTCCCGGTTGATGATGTAGATATCCGCATCCCTGCGGAATGCATCCAGCCGCTCTTTTTCCGTGCCGACCGCCACGGAATAGCGGACATCTTTCAGATGGTCCCACTTTTCAATCTCCTGGGGCCAGGTATTCCTCGCCACCCGCAGCGGCGCGATTACCAGAACGCGGGTAATCTCGAAGTAGTCGAACAGCAGGTCGTACAACGCCGTCAGCGTGATTGCCGTCTTGCTCAACCTAAGCCCATATCTAACAAGACTGCAGCAACGGTATGGCTTTCGATATACTCGATAGCATATTGCTGATAATCATGTGGTATGAACTTCATTCGGCATCACCTCCAATCTCTGAAATAATGTGCGGGATCTGGCTCTCGTCATCCAGGACGAATGCCAGAAACCCCAGCCGCCGTAAAAGGCGTATCCTTGACTCCTGCAGCGGCCGTGGTTTCCCGCCAGAGGCCTTTACTTCCACGAAGCCGCATTTCCCATCCGGCAATAGGATAAGGCGGTCGGGAACCCCGGAAAATCCCGGCGACACGAACTTCGGCGCAATCCCGCC